CAATCTTTTTAGTTCAGCATAAGCTTTAAATCCAGCAGGATGTAATAAATCTTTAAATACTTTCTTGTATTTAGAGAACTCTGTAGCAGAAGATAACAAATAAGAATAATTTACATAGAAATCACGACCTTGAATTTTTCTATCAACAGAAGATAAGATACTGTCTGATGTTAAGAAACGACCCTCTAATGATTCATAAGACGCTGTTAATGTGGCATTAGCTGTTGCGGTTTGATCACCAGATGATTTCAAGTTTATAGTAGGAACAACTTGAATTGCTTTACCAGGATTCGTAACTTCAATCTCTTCAATTTCTCCTGGTCGTTTTGTACTTTGAGCCAATAGATTTTCACCATCGCCCATAATTGCAGTAAGACTAATTACACCATTAGAACCAGTGCCTGAATTAATAGTAACTGTTGGTAATTTATCTTGTGTGTATCCTTGGCCGCCAAGTAAATTTTTACCAATCTTTCTAACTGGTGCTCCAAGATAAATTTGTGTCCATGATGCTGAAGTAACATTTAATGAAGTGTTTGATGCAATGGTTAAAACTTTGCGAGTATCGTATCCAATTCTAATTTCATCACCAGGAACCAACTCGGTATTAAATGTAGTTCCAATACCATGAACCATTACATTTGAAACCGAAGTTACGTTTGCAGTACCGGTAATTTTACTAGGCACAAATTCGGCCTTCGTAATTCCTCCAAGGCCATCAACAGTAGAAATAATCGCTTCAGCTCCTGTTCCAAATGACATGGGTTTATTCGTAAAAACTAATTCATCAAAAACTGCATATCCAGAACCTGGTGTTGTGACCACTAGTTTACCTAATGAACCAAAAGTATCAATACGAACAACGGTACTATTTGTCGTATTTGCAGTTAATGGAGAAATTGTTACAATAGCCGGATTCGCATTAAGAATTGGTGTATTAGCAACAGCTGTCGTAGCAAGAATCGTAATATTAGAAATTTCACCAATTGAAAGATAACTAACATTTGCAAATGCAGTTGAGATTATTGAGTTAACATTAACAATACCTGATGGAGAAATATTTGTGTTAGGAAAATTATAATTAGCAACATTGATTATCGTGTTCGCTGGATCAATATCACTAATAACATCAGAGTAAATTCTAAAAACATTTGAAGTATTTGCAGCAGTTAAATCAACTCCAGCTATTGCAAAACTTAATTGTGTATTAGAATATCCTAAGGCCGAAATTAACGATCCCACCTCAAAACCAGCACCGCCGTCAGTTATAGCAACATTATTAATAAGCCCGCTAAAAACTTTTGATATTACAGCTGATGGAGCAATTTCTGCGATTGGAGCATTAATAATTACTGGATCACCAACATTATAATTTGCGCCACCGTCAATAACATTAATTCTTAAAACATTTGATACTGTTGCAACAATCACATTTACCAATACATCATCAACAAATACATCAGTAAGAATGTTTTCACCGTTTTGAAATGTGCCCAGTAAAGTTTTGTCATTAATGAAAAATTCAGAGATTGCCTCTGTACCTAAAACTCTACTTGAAACCCTTTCTATGAGAGCTGTTGCACCAGAAGTTTCAGCAGTAATTTTTCTGTTAGTGAAAATTGTTTTATCAAGAGCTGTGCTATATTCTACTTTAACTTCCGCACCATTCGTTGGTGCAGTATTGAATACTACTTTCTTAGATTCTTTTCTTACATGATATCCAGAAGATTGTAATACATTGTTAACATAGACTGTAATATCTGAAGCACTTAATGCTTGTAAAATTTTGAACTCTTTGTTTGTTCCATTAGCTGTGTAATAAGAAAAGAATTCAGATGAAACTTTCAACGCATTTTCTATTTCCCATTTACCATCAGAGGCTCGTAGAACATCATTTTTTGGATATGTAACTTCTAACTCTTGTGCAAACATAAAACGATACAAGAGCTTAAATGATGATTCGGATCCTTTTGAAAGATAAAGCGGCAAAACATTTTTGATAAGTGTGGCTTTATCTACCTCAACATCTCTAGGAAGTAATGATGCAAAATTATTAAAAAAGTTAATTTCAAAATCATCAATAGAATCATCTACATCAGAAATGTAACGCAAATCTTTTGCTCTAGTTGTCAAATCATTTATTTGTGTGCCTTGTTTCTGTTCAAGATACTCATAATAAGCTTCTAAAAAAGTAATGAAAAGAGGATATTCTTCCCGAACGAATTCAGGAACTTGACGATTAACAAGTAATGATGTTAAATTATCAGCCATTAAATTTCAACTAATTCAGTCACGATAGAATTATTATCTGTATCATCAATTGTTATGATTGTGCTTCTGCTAGAAGATATAATACCTCTTTCAGCACCAATTGTTAATCTGATTAGGCCATCAGAAGAAGATACAGATAAAACTCTTAAATCATTTAAGGTAATAGTACCTGTCACATAATTTATTTCTCCGGCATTTGCATTAACAATTTGTCTTTGAACTAATTCATCAAAATAAACTGTACGAAGTGTTCCAAATTTTCCATCTACAACAGCAGAAGCAGTTGCAGCATAACCACTACCGCCAGTGAGTGTCACTATAGCTCGTGTGTATCCAGAGCCTCGGTTTGTGACTGTAATAGCGGTAACTCGACCATTCACAATTGTAGCGGCCGCAGTTGCGCCGGATCCATCACCAGTAATTGTTACTGTAGGTGAACTTAGATATCCAGTGCCGCCGTTGGTTACTTCAATAGAGGTAACTCCAGTAAATGATTGTGGTATCTCTTCTATCAAAACAGTTCTTTGCACACCTGTAGCATCAAATACATTAAATGGTGTTGAACTTATTCCTTCCGTAATTGTACCACGGTTTAATTCTGCATTAAAATTAATTGTGTATGAAGCAGATTTTGTTAAATCAGGTTCAAATCTTTTTTGTAATTTAAGAAGAGTTTCAGAACCAATAATTGCGTTTAAGTCAACACCATCAATACTGTCTTGTAGTTTTGAAAGAACAAATGTTGACGCAAATTTATTTAAGTTGGTTTGATTGTAAAGTATAATTGCATTTCGTATTGATGTTTTTATAGCCTCAGGTGTTTGAGTTGTTTTTCTTTTATCATACTCAACATAATTTGAAAGTATTAAATATAAAAATTCAGGATCACGAATTACTGTATCAACAGAAACAATAGATTTCGGTGAAATGATTTCATCAATGATTCTTTGTTTTTCTGTTTCTGAAATATAATAATTAGCTTTTGGTTTTAGTGAAATGAAAATCTTACCAAAAGATTTTGGTGTTTCATCTTCACCACCCCATACCGATAACGAATCAATTGAAGGATAATTTTTTAACAAATAAGATTCATAATCTTTGGTTGTAATCAAACGATTTTGTGTTGCAAATTGTGCCGCAGACCCAAATTTAATGCCGTCAACAGATTCTCTTTCTGCACCACCAGATGCGGCAGAAACTGGAGTAATCGTGAAATTTGACAAAGATGCACTATTGGAATCTGTTAAAGTAGCTGTTGCAACAAAATTATTTGCTTTATTTGCTACATCACCATTTGTCAACAAATAAGTTACGTTAACAATTCCACCATCTGGTAATTTTTTACCAACAACATCATTTCCAAAATATATTTGAAATTGTCCGTTTTTAGATTCTTGTAAAAAATAAACTTCTGAAGAACTTGTAATATCTAAAATATCAGTTACATTTGAATATATTGAAACTGAGGTATTTCCTATTGATGGAGAGACACCTACTTTAATTGTTGTTGTATCTATATTATCATCAGGTAATGTAAATATTTGTTTTGGATTTGTAGCTTGGTTTTGCGTAAAACCATATGTCACCAATTGACCTTCGTATATTTCTAAATTTTCAAAAAAATAAGAGTTATTAGCTTTTGTTACTGTTGTATCATCTAAGACTACAAAGTTATAAGATTTTCCATCAATTTTATTTGATAAAAAAGAATACCCCGAAGGAATAGTTAATGTTCCGGCAGTTGATGTGGCAGAATTGGCTAAAAAATTAATTGTTGCTGCTGATGCACGTTTGGAATATGGAACATATCCTAAAACTTTAGCATGAGACACTACAGATTCACGAAGTAGAGCGGTATCTAAAAATGATTCATTTGCAACCATATTAAGATAATAGGCATTATAATGTGTATTATATGCCAAAACATCAAGCAATACAGATAAACCAGAACCCTCAAAGTCGTAGTCTGTGAATTCAGCTTGTTGATTTAGAAATGTTCGTAAATTTGATTTGATTGTATCAAAATCAAGTTCTGTTACTCTTAGACGATTTGCCATTTATCTAATTCTCTCTAAAAAGAAATTTATAGTAATTGGTGATGTTTGATTTACAATAAAAAATTCCAGTTGCAATTTATACCGATTGTTGTCGGGGTCAGGTACGGCTGTAACTTTTGAAACATCTACTCTTGGTTCGAAATTGTTTATAGTTTCAGTAACGGCTCGTTCTATTTGTGCTGCAATAATAGAATCTATATTCTCAAATAAAAGCCTTCGAATATTACTTCCAATTTCTGGTTGAAATGGTTTTTCATAATGATTAGTCAAAATTAAATTTTTGACAGAATTGATCACTGCATATTCCGCTCTATATGTGTTTACATCTTTGCGGACAGGATGAAGTGCAAAACTCAAATCTAAATCTTTGAAATTTCTTGCGGAATCTATGTTTACTGTTGCCATTTTCTATTTATCTCATCCGCCAATAACAACTGATGAAGAACCAGTTTCAATTATGTTAGTTCCCGCAGAGTTAGTATCATTAGGACCACCAGTTCCTTGATCTCCTGTGTCAGCCGTATCACCTATGCGAGCAGCACCATTTGTACCATCATTCAAATCTATTATTGGTGCATTAAGTTTCATTTTACCTTCAGACACAATGTTGCATGTTCCACCAACCTTCATATCAAAATTACCTTCAACTGATAATTCAGCATTACCTTGAACTGTAATAAAACACTTGCCCATGATGTAAACTCTATCGGTACCCATAACAATTTGATAGTTATCTTTTGTGACTTTTTCCACTTTGTCACCATCAGGAAACCACTCTTGAAAAGAACCATTACGGTGTGCTAGATGAATTCTTTCTTTTGTTGGGGTGTCATCAAATTCTAATACATGGCCAGACTCAGTTTCAATCACATTATTATATGGGTAAACTGTTCCATATTTTGTTTCTGGCTCATTCCAAGATTCGTTTACAGTTTCAACATCAGTAACAAGATTATCTTTGCGTTCTTGTATGAATGTTTTGGTGATTGTATCTGAATCATTTCTTGCAATACGAGAAGTTGATGGCTCATCTAAAATCTTTGGATAAGATTCTGCCTGATCTCTCTCTGTGATTGTAATTCCAGTGCCGTCAGTTTTATATGTTTTTGTTTTTGGTGTTTTTGGTGCAGTTGCCAATTCTGTTGCAGTTCTTGGATCTGCAAATGCTTGTTGTGGGTTTGCAGCTTTTAAGGGAATGCCAGGAAGTGCACCAAAAATAATAGGCTCTTGGGCATTTTCTCCATCTGCAAAAAATCCCATTACCATATCACCTTCTTTTGGTGCATAAGTGTTTGTATTATTCAATGGCACAATTGGTGTTGCCCATGGAAGATTTTCTGTTGGTAAACTCATTTTATTTTCTGAGTGCCAACCAACACATCTAACTTTACATCTTCCTAATTTAATTGGGTCTTGTCTATTTTCAACAACACCAATCCACCATATAAATCCGGCCTTACCTGCAAAATCGTTTGAATCAGTTTTTCTTTGCATATCAATATTCCATTATTTCACGAACTTCTTCAAAACTACTAGACAATATAAAATCATTTTCTGAAGATGATGAAGCAACTTCAATTATGGTTTCATGTTTTTCAAAACCTATAATATGTCTTGAAGCAATAATAATATATTTACCACTTATACTTTTATCCAATTCATCACTATTTTTTTCTCTTTCACCAAAAATAGGTGCCATAACATTTACATTAAAACCGGAAGATAATTGAAAATTACCTGGCATAACAATTTTTAATCGTTTAGACATTAAATTTGTTATAATAGCTTTTCTTTGAAAAATAAAATCCTCTGTTGTTTCGTTTGTTGAAATAGAAGTGGGGTCATTTTTTTTAATATATTCACTAAATTTTCTGGCTGTTCCAAAAATGGATACTGTTTTTTTAGAATTGAAATTTGCAGAATTATCTTTTCCGTCTCTGTTTATAATAGGTGAAAAATTTGGAGTTTCATTTCCATGTTTCATATTAGAATAGTGATCACCATATCCAATTTGCCTGGAAGATATTGTTCTTGTAATTGGATCAAATCCAATAAATGTTCCCGCATTTACTCCAGCACGTGTTCTTTCAATTAAATTTGTGGTAGATAAAATTTCAAAACTTTTGGCTCCACTTATTTCTTCAACAGGTGAACTATCCGATACATTTTTAGTTAGAAATTTAATATCTAAAATTTCAGATTGTGTGAGTAATTTTGACAATGAAGCAAAATTATAACCAGTTATGTTTTGAAAAAATAAAAAATTTGGTGATTGATTTAAGTCTATAGCTCGTTTTGTACACCATTGAATGGCTTCAATAGGAGATAAATTTGGTATCACAATATTTCTAATGCCCGAAGAATCAGAATATATTCCACCTAAGTTATTCTCAGGAACTTTTAAATAATCTATTAATATTTTTTTAATTATTTCTGAATATTTTTCTTCATAAGACTGATTGATTTTTTGTTGGTCGGAAAAAAATAATTCATCAGAAACAAAATGCAATACATATATTTCACTATTTTGATTTACATTTGTTCTATCAGATTGTTTGTATATCCTAAATGCTTTTTTGAATGCCGCAGTTTCGTTATTAAATTTTGAAATATCTATTAATAAAGATTCGGATCCATCAAAAAATAATTTTGAAGATAGGCCAACGGCATCTTTAATTAAAATATTACCACTCATGACCGGCATAAGCACTGAATCAAAGATATTCAATTCTTCATACAAAGAAGTTATATCAATTTTGCCCGCTTTAGTTACAATGACCAATTCATTTACTTTGAATTGATTTGAATTACTAATATCCATTATTATTTAATCACTCTTTTAAATTCTTTTTCTATTTGATTTACAAAAACATTTTTCACTAATATAATATCTCGTTTGGCTTCGTTTTCTTCCATTTCGTATTCGTAATAAGTTTTCTTTTCTTTAGTAACGGCTTGAGTAATCACATCACCACTTTGTAATGTAATTGTTGTTGATGATGTGGTTACATTTGCATATGTGTTTGCATCAACTTGAATTCTATCAACTAAAGAAATATTATCAATATCTGTTTTAGTTACAATCTTATAATATGCCTGAACATTGTTAACACTCATTGCCCACGCAAGACCCGTTTGCACTGTCGTATTTGCAGCACCATTCGCAGTATATTTTTTATCAACATACTTAATAAAAGTATCATATTTTAATGGCCAATCATATAGCGGATCAATTATATCATTGAACATTAAAACAATCCAATGTCTTTCTGAATTACCATAAAATTTGTGAGCAACGATTTCTGGTGTATCAGAATCTTGTACTGAATATTTGTAAAAAGCTGAAGAATTTTCTTTAAGTGTTGATTCAAAAGAAACTCTTGATATAATATTTGTAACAGTATCTAATCCGGTGGTTGAATTATTACTGCTATAAAAAGTTTTTGGAAAAAAATTAAAATATTTAGCCATTAAAGATCACGCTCTAAATTGGATGAATCAAACTGCACTCGGCTAGACCTTGTGCCTATTAAATCGGTATCAAAAGTTTCTTTGGTGAGATATGTAACTTCTTTGAATTGTAATGTCATTTGAATGGCAACCGGCATACCTGTTCTTCCTAAAGCAGGAGTATTTTCATTAGGCACTTCATATGCAGTGAAACCATTTGGCGCATAATTTAAGTTTATATCCTGTAACACACAAGTTGCAATTGGAGGAATGTTTGGATTTTGAGTACCGTTGTAATAAAATCTAATATCAAATTCAGAAGGTGGGGTTAAAAATCCTTTTCCAAATTTATTAGAAAACTCTGGAGCTTGATGAAATTTCAACCTTTCAATAATTCTTTGAACTTCAAGAGCTTCTTTTTCATCTCTAGGATAAAAGAAAAAATCAAATTGAAATGATCTAAAAACGGGAGCAACATAAAGAAGTTCTAATAGTGGATTAGTAACAACACCAGTTGCAGCGAAAGCTCCTAAAGCACCAACATCTCCTGCTTTTTCTTTTGCCGCGGTCGACACTGCCGCTAAAGCAGTTTTGATCGCTGAATTTCCTATTGCATCTAAAGAACTTTCTTGGCCACTTTTATAATTTTCGTAACCAGAAATTCCTGCTTGTATAGCTTGTCCTAAAAGAGAATTTCCTGGAGACATATCATTATATCCTTGAGTGTGAACATAATTTAAGGTATCAGGCATGTACAATGCAATTGAATCAGTGGTTAACTGAGTTTTTTTCAGTGCGCTAAATCTATTAT